GGATGTATGTCATAAAAAATACCTCCAGAGTATGCGTATAAAATACTACTAGTTCCAAGAGCTGCATACTTGATACCCGAGGTATTTACAAAATGATGAATAGCAGTATTACGCCCTGTCATTTCAACAGAACCTAGTTGAGCCCAACCACCTATTTTTTCAGGGCTACCATATCTGAAACGAACATTATCACCATTAACCCATTGGCTCTCGCCGCCCGTTGATGTAACTTGTTTATTGAATCCTGGTGCAAACTTTACCTTTTGTAACATAGTGTGATCCTATGCTCTACTACGGTTTAGTTGGCCACGTAGCGTTTTCACATTTTTCAACAGTATCTTTACCTGCAGGCAAATCTCTAAGATCTTTACGATATGTTTTCATATCGTCTGATAGAGTATTGTCAGATAAAGCTAGGTAATCAGTTTCAGCAAGAAGTCTATTTCTTTTAGCTCTTAGATCAGCCAAAGCTCTAGCAGGGGCAGCATTAGCCCAAGCCGCTTCTTCGTTGTCTCTAGCTGTTTCTTCTTCAGCTGTAAACTGTACTTTGTTACCGTTTATATTATGATATCTTGGCATAGTTTTCTCCTTTGTGTTTATGTATCATTATTATAGTATTCCGTAAAGGCAAATATCTCCAGCGTCTATGTTGCCACTATCAAACTTAAATTGTATGGCATCAACTGCGGATGTTGTATTTCCATATCCAGCAGCATAACAATCTCTACTACCACCACCTGCTGTATGTAATGTTCTTGCTATAAAGTGTTTAACAAATGTAGTGCTTGATGGATTAAATAAATGTAGAGTTCCATTAAGAGATTGATCATTATCAGCATTAACTCCTTGTGCTATGGTAGCAAACCCTGTGCTTTGTGCTATGTCTCTATTTGCATCATATTGCTGAGTTCCATCTGTTCCATCTTCCATATTATAAGCATGAAAAAAAGTTGTTGTTTTTGTTACATTATAATTAGAACCAGTGTCTGCACTCATATTCATTTGTAATAATTTATCATTAGTTCCTGGGTGAATATTTTTAAAAGTAAATAAATATTCCTTATAAGTAGAGTCTAAGACAACTGAACTTGCTCCATTAACAAAAGATAAGGTTGCACTAGAACTAGCTGTTAATTTTTTAATAAATACCATATTACCACCGCCAGCTTCAACAGATCCAAAAGTAGTAGCTGATCTAGCCCCTCGGTCATTTATTGTAATTAATTTGTCTGCAGGTAATGTCATTATGCGTCCTTTATTCCATAAAGTTTGATTGTACCAGCATCCATATTTCCTGAACTCATTTTAAATTGTACTGCATCAATAGCACTTGTTGTATTTCCATAACCAGCAGTATTAGCTACATGAAGCCAACTTCTATATTCATCAATAGACATTCGAGACATAAAGTATTTTGCAAATGTAGTTGATGAAGGATTAAATAAATATAATTCTCCACTTCCTGATTGATCATTATCATTTCCTATTTCACTACATAAATATTTAACAGCTGTGCTTTGTCCTAAATCAGCATTATCTTGATATACTAATTGAGCTTCTGCACCATCTTCTTTATGATGTGAAGTAAAAAAAGTTGTAGTTTTGGTAACATTATAATTGCTACCACTATCTATGCTAAAATTTATTGTAAAATAAACTTTGTCAGTTGCTGGATGTATATTATTAAATTCAAATTTATAAATAGGATAAGTATTATCTAACACAACACTAGATGTACCATCTACAAAAGATAAAGTAGCAGATGAGCTAGCTGTTAAAGTTTTAATATGCACTAACGCACCTGGCGAACTTGATGCTGATGCAGGAGCTGTAGTTAAATTTCTTATAGTCCTATCGTTGTATTTTGTTAATGCTGGTCCACCTATAATCATGATTGTTTTGGCCCCACTCCATACATTTTAATTGTTCCCGCGTCTGTATTACCCGATGACATTTTAAATCTAACTCTTGTTAAAGCTGTTGTAGTATTAAAATATCCCGCAGCAAAACAATCTGCCGCTTCATTAGCTTGACCATAATTACTTGCTCTAGATATAAAATGTTTTACAAATGTTGCAGAGCTTGGTTGAAATAAATGTAATTCTCCAGAACAATTTTCATCATTGCCATTTCCTACATCATAAATTAATGTTTGAAAACCCGAACCTTGTGCGTGATCTCTATTAGTTGTGTATGCAACAGCAGCAAGCGTATCAGCTTCAGCATGCCTAGCTTGAAAAAAAGTTGTAGTTAAAGTTTGATTATAACTTGTATTAGTTCCAGTATCTGCTTGAAACCCAAAAGTTACATCATTAGTTGCTGGATGCATATCTATAAATTTAAAAACGTAACTGTCGTAAGTAGAATTTATATTACTTGTAAAATCTAGTGTTGCACTACTTGATGCTGTTGCTGTTGTAAGCAAAGTAAAATTACCATCAGTCAAGGCTGCCGCTGTTGGCAACGCTGTGATTGCTGTTAATGCTCTGTTTACTGCAACTTTAATAGCCATAATTTATGATACTCCATACATTTTAATTGTTCCAGCGTCTGTATTACCACTGCTAAATTTAAATCTTACTCTTGTTATTGCAGTTGTGGTATTAACATAGCCTGCTGAAAAACTATTATAATTATAATTTCCACTACCATAACCTGAAAATTGACCTGTAAAATGTTTAACAAAGGTTGTATTACTTGGATCAAATAAACTTAAAGTTCCAGATATACATTCATCATTACCATTTCCAATAACATTTGAAAGACTATGAAAACCTGTTCCTTGTGCTAAATCTAACCCTGTTCTATATTCAAGAGCAGTATCAGTATCTGCTTCATCATGTGCAGATTGAAAAGCTGTTGTTGTCATAGTTTGATTATAGCTAGTATTAGTTCCAGTATCTACTTGAAATTGTAAACTAACTTCATCAGTGGCTGGATGTAAATTAACACATTTAAACAAATACTCTTTGTAAGTAGAATCTATACTACTTGTAAAATCTACTGTAGCTGAACTTGACGCTGTTTGTGTAGATAACAAAGTCATACCACCTGCACCTGTAGCGTTTGATGATAAATCCATGTCATATTTTATGCTTGCGTATGTTGCCATTATGCTATCCCGTACATTTTGATTGTTCCAACATCCATGTTTCCACTAGACATTTTAAATTGAACTGCATCAACTGCAGAAGTTGTGTTACCATATCCAGCAAATAGTGAATGATTTGTATGATCTTGATTTATCATATAAGCATTTGACTCGCCTATAAAATGTTTAGTAAAAGTTGTAGATGATGGATTAAATAAATATAAATAACCAGATAATGCTTCATCATTACCGGCACCATTGACTGCTGATAATGCTTGAAAATTTGTTGATTGTGCTAAATCATCACCTGTTCTATATCCAAATCCTGGAGTACCGCCATCGTCTTCTCTATGATTTGCTCTAAAAAAAGTTGTAGTTTTTGTAACATTATAATTACTGCCAGTGTCAACACTCATATTAAATGTTAATTCAGTTTCCGCAGTTCCTGGATGAATATTAATAAACTTAAATATATAAGTTCTGTAAGTACTATCTAATACAACATCAGATGCACCATTAACAAAAGATAAAGTGCCAGATGAACTAGCTGTTAAAGTTTTAATAAGAACTAACGCACCACCTGATCCTGATGGTAAAGCTATATTGTATCTTGAATCTTGATATGTTGCCATTATGATACTCCAAATAATTGTATGGTTCCAGCATCCATGTTTCCTGTTCTCATTTTAAATTGAACAGCGTCTATTGCAGCAGTTACATTACAGTATCCTGCAGTAAAATAATTAAAACTTTGATTTGTAGCTGAAGAACTTTGACCATTAGTTACTGCCATAAAATGTTTTACAAAAGTAGTGCTGCTAGGATCAAATAAATGCATATAGCCACTTACAGAATTATCATTTTCATCACCAACATCTACACTTAACTGTTGAAAAGTTGTTTGTTGTGCTTTATCTAAACCAGTATCATAAGATAGTGATGATTCTCCACCATCCTCTTGGTGATATGCTCTAAAAGATGTTGATGTTATAGTTGCATCATAATTTGTGCTTCCATCTCTAAAACCTACTTGTAATCCTCTATCATCTGTTCCTGCATGAATACTGTTAAATATAAACAGATACTCTTTGTAAGTAGAATCTAAAACAACATCTGATGAACCATTTACAAAAGATAAAGTGCCAGATGATGAAGCCGTTAATGTTTTAATTAAAACAAGAGTGCCCTTACTAAACCCATCATACTTGATAGCGTTATAATTAGCCATCTTACTTCTCCTTTAACAGCCAACCTTGCGTAGAGTCAACGTACACAAGAGTAAAAGCGGCTCTTTCTGTTGCAACCGTTAAATCTGATGAAGCTCCTTGAATCTTGTGTGAGTTTCTGCCAACAGTAATATTGTTTGTATCTGCTGTTGCAGCGTAATCTATTATGTGCACCTCGTCACCTCGAACTGCAGATGCCGGTAGTGTCATTGTAATTGCAGCACTAGATGTGTCTACAAAATATCCTCGACCTGCAACCATTGTCGTTGCACCAGTAACTACTGCTTGCCAATCTACAATACCACCAGTGTTAGCTGCAAGTTTTGGTTCTGTAACAGTTCCATCGCTTGGTACACCAAGATCTAAAGTATCACCCATTATAGTGATGAAGTCGATGGCATCACTCGTCGTTAATGCTGCTGCGAATACAATCGTACTGCCTACAATAGTATAGGATGATATAGGAGCCTGTAAGACACCATTTAATGACACCAAACAGTGTTGGGCCGAAACTGGGCTGATAGCTACACCACCAACAGTTAAGTTAAATGTATCTGTAGCACTTGTTGATATTGCATCACAAGCTTGAAAATTACCAAATGAGGGTTGGGCACCAATATAGGCCATGTTATATTACTCCTTTTAGTTTATTTACCATATTAACTGATTCCATACAAGGTTATAGTTCCAGAGTCTATATTACCACTTTCAAATTTAAATTGTACAGCATCAATAGCTGATGTTGTGTTAAAATATCCAGCACAATAATTATTACTTGCACTTGGATTATCAGTAATACTTTCAAAATTTGATATAAAATGTTTTACAAAAGTTGTACCACTTGGATTAAATAGATGTAAATAACCAGCACAACATTCATCATTAGCTGTATGTTGTGTTTCAGTTAATCTTTGAAAACTTGTTGCTTGTCCTAAATCTCTACCAGCTTCATATGTTAAATTTCTAGTTCCAGAATTAGCTTCATCTACTTTTCCTTGAAAATGAGTTGATGTAATAGTAACTCCGTAAGAACTTCCAGTATCTGTAGAACCTTGAAATGCAAGATTTGATGCAGCCGATGGATGCAAACCATTAAATATAAATATATACTCTTTATAAGTAGAATCTAAAACAACAGAAGATGCTCCATTAACAAAAGACAAAGTACCTGATGATGAAGCTGTTAGTTTTTTAATAATATTCATAGATCCACCACCTGCACCTGTCTCAAGATCATCGGCTCCAGAATCAAAACCAATTGCTTGATTTGCAGAAGGGGTTACATTTAAACTATTATAATTTAATTTAGATATTGCCATTAACTATCCTTAATTCCATAAAGTTTTATTGTACCAGCATCTATGTTTCCTGTATTCATTTTAAATTGAATAGCATCTACTGCAGATGTTGTATTTCCATAACCACCAACATATGTATCATACAAATAATCATTTGGATTTGATATTGATGAACGAGCTAAAAAATGTTTTACAAATGTAGTTGAAGATGGGTTAAATATATAAAGTTCTCCACTACCCGACTGATCGTTGTCATTCCCAAGTGTTTTTGATATTTTTGCAAAATCTGTTGATTGGTTTGTACCTTGGTTATCTATTTGAAATTGTGTTGTAGTATCTCCTTCATCATGTGCTGTTCTAAAAAATGTACTTGTTTTTGTTACATTATAATTGCTACCAGTATCTGCACTCATATTAAATGTAATAAAAGCCTCATCAGTTGCTGCATGTATACCTATAAATTTAAATAAATAAACGGGATATGTATTATCAAATACAACAGATGATGACCCATCAACAAAACTTAATGTACCAGAAGAAGATGCAGTCAAAGTTTTAATATGTGTTAAAGCTGTAGATGTTGCTGTTGAAAAACCATCTGCATCTGCATCAAATGCTAAAGCTGCACCTGCAACAGGTGTTACATTAAAACTATTATAATTAAATTTAGATATTGCCATTATGTAACTCCATACATTTTAATTGTTCCTGCATCTATATTACCAGTATTACATTGGAATCGAACTCTAGTAATAGCAGTTGTAGTATTAATATATCCAGCACTTCCTTGATTATAAGAATATTGACTACCACCAAGAGCTTTTACTCCATTTGATGTAGCTAAAAAATGTTTCATAAAAGTTGTATTAGATGGATCAAATAAATGAAGATATCCTGAAGCACTATCATCATTAGAAGTACTTATTAATGCTAAATCTTGTGGTGCTAAAGAACTTGCGGTTTCTCCACTTTGTGGTTGATCATCTCCACTTGAATAACCTAATGAAGTATCATTATCATCTTCATTATGATATGCTCTAAAAGTTGTTGAAACTATAGCTTGTGTATAACTTGTATTTGTACCAGTATCCACTTGAAATCCAAATGTTGCATTAGAAGCTGGATGAATATCTATATATTTAAAAATATATTCTTTATAAGTTGAATCTATTCCAGAAGTAAAATCTAATGTAGCACTAGAACTAGCTGTTAATGTTGATAATAAAACCATATCACCACCAACGTCTCCTGTTTCAAAACCATTGGCACTAGAATTCCATTTAAGTTTTTTACTAGCTGCGGGTGTAACGTTTATGTTGTTAAAATCAACTTTAGAAAGAGCCATCTACACTCCT